GGAAAAGAACCAGACCAAGAAGGACGAGCGGGAGAAGCTGACCCGTGACTGTCCTGTCTGCTCCGCTGCGTTCCAAGGCCGCAAATGCGCCTGTGGGTATACTATTTCCAGCAACGACCCTGTATTCAAAGATGACGGGACTATGCTCAAGAAGGTTAGTAAAGACTTCAAGGTAGAGGACAAATCAGCTTGGATGGGGCAGTTCATGCAGATAGCCAAAGAGAAAGGCTATCAAGAGGGCTGGGCAAGTCATAAGTACAAAGAGAAGTTCGGCGTGTGGCCCAAGGGAGTCGATAGAACTCCAAGGCCAGTAACAGAAGAGGTGCGTGGATTTATCACACACATGAACATAAAGAGGAGAATCGCTAATGAAAAACCTAGAATGTATTCTTGGTAGCTTGGATAAAGTCAGGAAACAAGGGCAGGGCTACATAGCCTGCTGTCCGGTACACGGGGACAACAACCCCTCAATGAGCATCAAAGAGGCTGATGACAAGATTTTGATGTTCTGCCACGCCTGTAATGCTAAAGGCCCAGAGATAGTACAGGCCATAGGTCTAAAGCCTGATGTGCTGTTTGATAAGCCATTTAAGCGTGAGGAAGACAAGCACTGGCTGCTCAACAAGAAAGCTGATTGGGATGACACAATGATCTTAATGGCGCACGAAACACTTAAACAAGGTAAAACAATCAGTTATAATGACTACAAGGAAATCCGGCAGTCATTAGCTCGCAGGGAACAAAGAAGAAAGCTGAACCTGCCGATTACCTTCAATATGGAAATAGCACTATGAAAGACACCAGTCACATCAGCGAGGCCATAGCGCGCCACACCGAGGAGTTTCTAGCCAAGGGCGGGAAGATCAAAGTCATCCCTCCCCAGACCTTCTCTACTGGCTACACAGATAATGTCCGCAGGGACTTCACCGTGAAGAACAACCGTGGGGAAGATCGCTTTGGGTAGGCCACTGTATGAGTCAAAGGAAGACCTCGCCAAAGAGGAAAAGGTCAAAGCCCTCTTAGAGAAGAAGTGGCAGTCTACCCTCCACAAACTCCCTATCTCTTACAACTACGACTATCTGGTAGAACGTAATGGTCATAGTGTCGCTTGGGTAGAGGTGAAGGTCAGAACCAATCCAATGAAGCAATATGATACAATGATGGTATCATTGCACAAATTGTTAGCAGGCAGTCACCTTACATCTACAACAGGTATACCCTGCTTCCTAGTGGTACAGTGGACAGATGCGACTGGTTTTGTGAATATCAACGAATGCGCCTCAACCCTAAAGATGGGAGGACGCGCAGATAGAAATGACTCTCAAGACCGCGACCCTTGTATGTACATAGACATAGATCAGTTTCAGGAGCTTACCCAGTGACAGAGAAGACACACGGCAACACTCGCGTCTTTACTGACAAAGAAATTGAAGAATGCTTTAAGATTGCCCCAGCATTAAATAAACAGCAGCTTGCAGATTATTATGGCTGTTGTTTCAATACCTTACACAGAGCGATGAAAAGACAGCCTGAATTTGGTGAAGCGTACAGGAAGGCTCATGCTATGGCGATCATCAATATGGCTGGGTCGTTGCAGAAGAAGGGCTTAGAGGGCGATGTGGGTGCGGCTAAGTTCTGGCTATCCCATCAGGCAGGATGGACCGAGACGAAGCGTACAGAAGTCTCTGGACCTGACGGCGAGCCTATTGAGTTAGATCATCTTTGGAAGATAGAGGTGGTGGAATGAGCACTGGCCCGTGGGAAGGTGGAAAGGGCTCGCGCCCCAGAAAGTACAGCGTCAGCAAGTATCAGGACAATTACGAGAGGATATTCAATGCCGCTAAAGAAGGGAAAAAGCCAAAAGGTGATAAGCCAGAACATCAGGACAGAGATGGCAGCGGGGAAACCACGCAAGCAAGCAGTAGCCATTGCTATGTCAAAGGCGAAGCGTAAGAAGGCCACCTACGAATAATGCCCCAGATGCAAATCCCTAAGAAGCTGCGGAGGTTCATAGACACTCCTAAACGCTTCAAGGTCGCCATAGGAGGCCGAGGCTCAGGCAAGTCAATGAGCTTTGCCGATCTATGCCTGATGGACGCTCAGACCAAGGGGATTAAGACCGCCTGCTTCCGTGAGTTTCAGAACTCCATAGACGACTCAGTACACGCCCTCCTCAAGTCAGAGATAGACCGCCTCAACCTCCAAGGCTTTGAGGTGCAGAACAACCAAATCCTTTTCAATGAAGACCCCGTGTTTAAGTTCCGTGGTCTGGCAAGAAACCCAGAGGGCGTGAAGTCAATGCACGGCTTCCAAAGGTTCTGGGTGGAAGAAGCCCAAACGATTTCATTCAACTCCCTTAAGGCTTTGACTCCTACACTGCGTGAGGAGGGCTCAGAGATATGGTTTTCAGCCAACCCCAGATCAAGTGTGGATGCCTTCTCCCAACGGTTCATCAAGCCCTTTGAAAAGCAATTAAGGCGTGACGGATACTATGAGGACGACTTGCACCTGATTGTGATAATCAATATCACAGACAACCCGCTCGCTCCTGACGTCTTGAAGCAGGAGATGGCACACGACAAAGAGGTGATGTCTCCGGCGCTCTTCCAGCATATCTGGGAAGGGGAATACTACGACTCAGTGGAAGATAACATCATCCCAACAGAGTGGTATGACGCAGCCATAGACGCCCATAAGAAGCTAGGCTTTGAGCCTTCTGGTGCATTGATTGCTTCGCACGACCCGTCTGATGAGGGTGGAGACAGCAAGGGCTTTGCTATGCGCAAGGGCTCGGTTGTCTTAGAGGTGTGTGAAAAGGTAACAGGTGATTCTAACGAGGGTATGGACTGGGCTCTAAAGAAAGCCAGAGACGCACAGGCAGATTGGTTTGTGTGGGACTGTGATGGTCTGGGCATCTCTCTCAAGCGTCAGGTAGACCAAGAGCTAGACTCCACCGCGATGCAAAAGCACCAGTTCCGAGGCTCAGAAACTCCTGACGATGCGGTAGTTCCATACAGTGGTAAAGACTCCAAGACCAACAAAGACACCTTCTTCAACAAGCGGGCGCAATACTGGTGGAAGCTACGGGATAGGTTTGAAGCTACCTACCGAGCAGTGGTGAAGGGTGAGTATGTAAACCCTGATGAGTTAATCTCTCTCAGCAGCGAAATAGAGACGCTGGACCAGTTAAGAAGCGAAGTGTGCAGAATCCCGCAAAAACGCTCAAATAATGGTAAAATCCAGATAATGTCAAAGATTGATATGGCAAAGAAGCCGTATGAGCTACCGTCCCCGAATATGGGTGATGCGTTAATGATGTCAATGTTTTCACCAAAGGCAGTCCAGAAAGCGGCTGTCAAAATCAATTTCTCTGGCTGGGGCTAGACTATGAAATACGATAACGGAATGGAAGAGAAGGAAGAGTCAGCGGAATACACCGAGGATGACTTGTCCTACAAAGATAAGTATGAGGACCACCAAAGCGTCATCAACCTTCTCTCCTCCTGCCAACAGGCCGACCACGACAACCGCGAGCAGGCCCGTGAGGCTCATCTGTTCCTTGATAAGAGGGACGGTCAGTGGGAGCCCTACTGGTGGAACGCCAACCAGAACAAGCCACGCTACACGTTCGATCAGGTCAACCCTATCGTCTCTCAGGTCGCCTCAGAGATTGAACAGGCAGACTTTGATATCCGAGTCTCTCCTGCTGGTGGTAACGCTACGAAAAGCGTGGCATCTACCTATGACGGGATAATCCGAAACATTGAGAATATCTCCAACGCCAAACAAATCTACGCCCAAGCCTGTAGAGGTATGGTGACTGGCGGGTTTGATGCGTGGAGGGTCTGTTCTAAGTTCGCAGACGACAACTCATTCGACCAAGACATCATGATTGAGAAGATCGCCAACCCTTTGGATAGGGTGTGGTTTGACCCTGCGGCAGAGAAACAAGATAAGTCTGACTCAAGGTATGCGTTTGTCTTACATCCTATGGCAATAGACGAGTACCAGAGTCGTTGGCCTGAAGGCTCAGAGGAGTCAGTCACAGACGACCGTGAAGGTGATGCTTACTACGACAAGGCTGAGGTCATTGTTGTGGGTGAGTTCCTGTATATGGAGTCAGAGGACCGCGAGCTGGTCATGATGAGCAACGGTCAGACTCATGAGGTCAATGAGGACTTTGAGAAGGTCAAAGATGACCTTGAGGCTATAGGTGTCACAGAGGTCCGCAGGCGCAAGCGCAAGATGCACAAGGTCTGCTCAAGGTACTTCGACGGCAAGGACTGGTTGGAGGATGACAAAGATACAGTCTTTAACCGCATTCCTGTAGTTCCGGTCTACGGCAACTTCAAGATATTTGAAAACAAAACGATCTACTGGGGTGTAGTGGAGAAGCTACTAGACCCGCAGCGCGTTATGAACTACGCGATGTCACGAGAGATTGAGGAAGGTGCGCTAGCTCCACGGGCTAAGTATTGGATGACTCCTACTCAGGCAGCGGGTCATGAAGACACATTAGCCACGCTGAACACTAACAGCGACCCAATGCAGCTCTTTAACCCTGACCCTGAGTTTCCTCAAGCCCC